ATGAGAGCTCTCCTGTGCGCGCAGCCCTTCCCAGCTCCGATGCAATTGAACGCGCAGCCGCCGAAAACGCATCTTCGATAAATGCTGCGGCAGGAATAATCTCATCGGTCGCAATACGATTAATTTCAGCACTGGCCTCACGAAAACCACGAGTTAGGTTTTCACTATTGACTGTAACGTTTACTTCATTTTCCATTTGAATTATCCGAATACTTATTGACTAAATTTTCAAAAATATTTCGCGGCATAAAATCATCATGATGTCTTGTGATTATTTCCATAAACCATTGCCACTCAAGAACGCTTAAATTCCAAAATTGATCAGGAGTAAGATGATAAATTTGATTGGCCATGGCCAACCATATTTTCCATGGGATACGCTTCATTTTAATGATCTTCTCGATTTAATATTGTAAAACTATCGCTAATCGCTTTTGCAACCATACCAAGATCAACATCACTCGCTTTGAGTGCTTCCAGCGTTAATCTTGACCCTCCACCACCCAACAGCGCGTGTAAGATCAAGACAATATCACTCACTTTTGGATTTTTTAACCGCTCTTGCAGTTTTGATAAATCTCCTTGCCCGAGAGTGTCTTCCAATTGAGCCAAAGCCCCTAGCGTTAAACATAATTTATGATTTTCGCCATTAATACAGATTTGGCTTTCTCCGCGTTTTGAATTGATCATGATATCACCTCGGCTTCAAAGCTTAAAGCTCCTGCAGATTCTAACGCTATCGAGACCGTAGCTTCACCATCAAAATCTCCAGCATAATCAAGATTAGTAATTTGAAACGGCCCTTCAATAATTCCAAATCCAGGAATTATAATTTGCCAACTGATGATTTCACCGCCAAAGAACAAATCTCTAATTGTGTGAGCTGTATCATCATTGAGGAAAACGCCAGACCCTGCAACAGAAGCTTGCCCAACACCTGAGCCTGAAAGTAATTCTCTCCATCCACCAACCGATTGAGAATGGGTAATGTCCACGCTTTGCCGATTTAAGGATAAATTGCGTGTCCTCAAACCTGCTACGATTTGAAAAACAGAACCCTCCTCAGCTGACTTCACCTTGAGTAATAAATCTTTGCCCTTTTGTGCTTTCACGGTGTTGTCTCCTATTAATTTTAAAGAACTGGCTCGGGCTGTGTGACAACTCGAAAACGAATAACCCCTTGAAAAACGGATCCATCATTGCGCCTGAAAATATCTGCGAAAACAAACCTGATATTCACAAGGCATTGATCACTGAGATCGAACTCTGAATCATGAAGCGTTTCATAAAGTCCATCTAAGATAATTTTAATTTCTCGCCGCCCCGCATATTTTGAAAAAACATGTAGCGAGATGTTATGTTCCATCGCATCCTCAAGCCCCTCTAGTGGCTGTGTCCGAGCCTCGCCAACCGTAATATAGGGAAATTGCGTATCTGGCGGGGGGTCATCGTAGACACGAACAGGCTCGCCCATGATGGCCTTTAAACTCTCAGAGCCCCGTAATAGATCGTAAACTGATTTTTGCACGACCCACAAAGCTGCATTTGGAAAGATCGTCATGAGCGAATTCCTTGTGAGTGTGCATGTATCTCCTCGCCAATTAAGACTACTCGTCGTTGACGATCGTCATCACTCTCGATTGAGACAATCTCATAGTCACGGCCATCAAACCTTAATCGCTGTCCTTCTTGAAGATTTTGATCTACACGCACTTGTGCCGCTATCCTTTTTAAAAAAGAGCGCCTATCTCCGCTGCGGTCACGAAGGGGGCGTAAAAAATCGACATTCGCCCACATCTCACCAGCTGGTTGCCATATTATTTCTGCGCCGCCGCCTTCATCTTGCATACGCTGCGCAGTCAGACGCATCAGTTTATGCCGTAAATTTCCAATCATAATGTAACCTTCCGATACGGTGCGAGCAGCGCATCGATAGAACGCGGAATTGAATAAACCCGACTTTGCGATGCACTTTCTCTATTTTCATAAAAATGCGCGATCAGTATACGTATGGCATGACGTAACTCCGGGGGTATATCGCCAATAGAGCGATGCCCCGCTGTAAATGTAATCTTTATATGGTCTCGCGGTGAAAAATTGACTACTTGAGAAGCCAGCGAATATTGGTTTAAGCGAATTCGACTCACAGATCCCAGCTCCACTCGAAAGTGATCGCGGTCTATAGCTTCCAATGAGCCATCATCATGAACAATTTCTAGTGCATTGATTTCTAACACTGGCGTAATGGGCAAAACAATATCGGTTTGCCCTTGGCGCTCGGTTTGATAGGCCCAAACTTGTGGAAGAAAAGCAAAACCAGAACGGGCCTCCAATGCGTGACGCGCGCTAACCCCCAAACCCGACAAATCATCATTGTTGTCATCGTTAAGTATTCGTAGATGATCTTTTATTTCGCTTACTGAAATCGGTTCGTTCGCTGGAGGATTTATCAGTATAAGGCTCATTAATTTTTCCTTCACAAAAAAGATAAAACGGTCGAATTGAGTCATGGTGTAAAAATCGTNCGCTAAATTCATCCTGATGAGCGCACGAATTTTGTTTTCATACGCAAACATAAATCACGTTAAACGCTCATCAGGTTGTCAGAGACAGTGTTAAAAATTCTTGTATTGCCCTACGCCGCGGAGAATTTTAAAACTTTAATGGCATCAAAATCCTGCATGCCGCCGCCGACGCGTTTGGTTGTATAAAACAACACATAAGGCTTCGCAGAGAACGGATCACGCAAGACGCGCACGCCGACACGATCGACAATGAGATATCCTCGATCAAAGTCACCAAAAGCAATTGATGTACTGCCGGCTGCTAAATCAGGCATGTCTTCTGCTTCAGTTACCGGATAACCCAATAATGTTGCCGGAATGCCAGCTTGAACTGAGGGTTGCCACAAATAATTGCCCTCGCTGTCCTTAAATTTACGCAATTGCCCAACCAATGAGCGGTTCATAACAAAACGCCCATTACTGCGATACACTTGGCGCGGCGTATAGATTAAATCAAACAAACTNTCATCAAAACCACCCTCAACACCGCTGCTAACCGATCCAATCTGGCCGTGGGCTTGTGTACTATCATCGATAATCGGATAACTTAAAAAGCCGTGAGGCTGATTAACACCATCACCGCTTACGAAAGCAGCACCTTCCTGCGCGGCAAATTCTGCATTGACTTCATCGGCGAGCCATTGCTCCACATCAACAACGCTATCATCTAACAATGTCTGGCTAGCAGCAGGCATTGCATAGAGCTCCATAGTTGGAAAATCTAATGCAGCTAATGTCGGAGCCGCGGTCTGTTCGCGTGCATCATTTTCTCCAACCCAGCCAGCAGCTCCCCCACCAAGACTGATGGGCTTGCGATAGACATTAGCGCCAATCTCACGAACACTCGCGATTTGGCGGATCGGAGAAATATCGCGTACTGCTGATGTGATCAAGCGTTCCGTATCAAGAGGCGCGAGATAACCACCCTCAGCATCATTCACCGTATTCAGAGATTTTTCTTCGAGTTGATGAAGCGCCGTTTGATCTCCATTACGAACATAGCGCAAAAATGCAGATTTTTTTTCATCAATAATCTTATGAGTAGTATTCCCATTTAACGATCCTAGTGAAGGACGTTGTCCTTTCAAGGTCATCGTTTCAATTGTAGATTTTTGCTGATCTAATGCAGTATTAATCCGATCAACCTTATCTCGCAATATTACGTCTTCATGCCCACGCTTTTCCAATTCATCCAAGCGTTGATCATTGGCTACTTTAAAATTTTCAAATACATTTAAAAATTCATCCATAGCACCTTTAACAGACAAATCATCAATTTGAGAACTTGATCGGTGCGCTTTTGTTTCTACATCCATTACTCTACTCCTTAACTAAACACATACTTAACTCAACAAATCAGCCGCACCCTTTAAAGCTTTTGCAAAGTGGCGCGCACCGGAGGGGGGGAACGGCGCGCGCCGGGCCGATTGCGTGCTTAACCCGGCACGCACGGGATTTTCTACTGAAACCTCAACGGGATCTCCGACATGGGTGATCCGAGCATCATGCGCCATAGGAAAACTCACTATCGAAATCTCCCATAGGTCCGCTTTTTTGATTAACCTTTGCGATGCTCTTTTTTTGATGGCTTGCACAGTTTTGAAACCAACTGACAAACCGTTAATCGCACCGCCGCGCATAAGCGCATAAATATCAAATGCCTTTGAAGAATCTAATATTATTTCTCCCTGTACAAATAATCCTTTTTTATCATTTTTAAAATTTATCCATTTCCCAATTGGGCAATCAACCTTATGTTGATAAAGCATCATAAGGCTGCCTACATGGGTGGGGATAGATTTTTCAAAATTAATTTCACTAAAAACATTTTCTTGCATGATATCGCCAGACATATCTGCAACATTATAAATTGCTGCATAACCTTCGATTTTGGCAATCACTCGATTTTTGAAATTAACAGGCATATTTTCCTCGCCTTATCTTACGCTTTGCAAAATTCAGATTTATCGCGGCATTAAGGCCCGCTGACTATCATCTAGCTTTCCTTCAATGCGCTCTAAGGTGGCGCGCATTGAAAATACTTGCTCCTCCAAACGAGCTGTGCGCTCTATTAATTGCGAGCGCTCTGCTGTTCGCCGCTCTAATTGCGCAATACGTTCAGCAGCACCGCCGGCCCAAATTAACGCCAGGCCCGTTTGTATAAAGATTGTTACGCTCACCGCGACTGTTACCTTATAAGGCGCAGAGGCCGCACCACTATTTTTTGAAATATCCTCAGTCATTAGACGCCTCTTGATCATCAGCATTTCTCTCCTCTTGGTCTTTTGGCGGCAACCCAACCAGATCGCGCTTTTCACTATCGGATAGAAACTGCGCAGCATTCACACGGCGCCATAAAGCATCACGCTCTCCAGAAAGAGCATCAATATCACTCACATGACATTGAATAGAAATTATACCATCTGAGGAAAAACCAGGACGCAACCATTGGGTTAAGGCTGCAGTTGTTTTCTTGACCAAGGGTAAGACAGTTTGTTTCCAAAATGCTAGATTCGCTTCTCTATAATTAGAATACGTATTATCTCCGGGAATACCGAGCAACATAGGGGGCACACCAAAAGCTAAGGCAATTTCTCGCGCTGCTGCATTTTTTGCTTGCATAAAATCCATATCTGCTGGCGATAAAGACATTGAGCGCCAATCCANCCTCCGTCTAGCAATAAAGGTTTGCCAGCATTAGTCGCACCGCCATAAGCATCTTCCAATTCACTCTTTAAACGCTCAAATTGTTCTGATGATAAATTTTCTGCCCCTTCAGGCCCTGAATACACTAACGCGCCAGAAGGCCGCGCCGCATTATCCAACAATGCCTTGTTCCATGACAATGCCGTATTATGCATATCAATGTTACCGGCAGCGACTTCTAACGGTGACATTCCATAATGATCATTAAGAGGGTGGAATAATTTTATATGAAGAATTGGCGGAGCATTCTCGCTCTCCCCCATGTCCGCAATAGACATCGGAAATACGGTCTTTACACCACTTACAGTATATTCATAAGCTTCAATCCAACCGGTCTTCCCCACCCTTACGGATATTCTATCTGGCCGTAATGCGTAAAGTTCGCGCACCTCTCCCCCGAGCATGACCCCTTCGAGATAAGCATTGCCATGGGTTTGAAGATAGCCATATAACGCTTCTAGTAATTGTGTACCAGAATGATCTGCATTTGGTTTTTCCAACAAGGAAATAACTGGATGCGCAGTCAATTTCTCTCCGTCAACAGATACACGCAAAGGCGCAGACGCTGCGGCCTCCGCAATCATACGAATACAGCGATAGGCGATAACGTTTTTAAGAAATCCATTTTTTGTCAAACTCATATAGTCGCGTGATGACCAAATCGGCGCGCCTGGTTGATGATATGCCATCATGGTTCGCGTCGCACTATGTTTGGTNGTTTGATTGCGGGATCGGGAACTTGCGGTCGCAAAATTAAGTCGGTTAAAGCCCACACCAATGCATCAAGGCGATCCGGACTTTTTTGTCGTGATGAAGCAAGGCCTGTATATGTTGTGAGCTGATCTTCAAGTTGCGTAAAACTTCCGACATGACGGACACGGCCCCTTTCATATAAAGCAGCGA